TGTAGGGCTTGTAAGAGTTTTGTTGGTTAGTGTCTGGGTATCTGTAGTACCCACCACAGCCCCTGCAGCCCCGTGTACGCCTGTTGTAGACTCAATGTGAACATTAGCCTCACGGTAGTCACGGCCAATTGCCATGTGGCGAACTACTGCACCAGCAGAGTGAGCCTGTGCAGACGAACCATCTATAGCACGAGTAATAGTAAAAGTATTAGTTGATATCGCCGTAGCATCTACAATTTCTTCAATGGCTGTATCTGGGTCAACAACCAATGTAAAGGTTGTACCACCAGCAATTGTTGCACCACCAAGAAGCGCAGGTCCAGACTGAACAACAATCGTTGTTGCACCAGCAGTAACCGCGCTTGTCAGCGTAGTTTGCTGAGAGCGTGAGGAGTAATTTCTAGTTGTCATTTATATTCCTATCGGCTGTAGTGAACTCGTGTTGGGTACTGAGTTAATTGTTTTTGCTTTTCTTCATTAAGACGCTGTTGATATAGTCCAAAAATTTGACGTACTGCTGTATTGGATGCACCAAACGGACGCTTAGAATCAATCTCATCAGCCTGTGGGCTGTACTGAGCAGCACGGGCTGGGTCAAGATAAGACAACAGTCTGTAAACTGCGCCTAAAATAATTACATCTTTAACTGTATTTGATAATCCAGTCTGTGTAGAAAAATCTTGTGAGTTACTTGTAAAAGGTAGTGGGTGTGTAGCATACATAGCCTTAACGGTTCTACCAGGAATAATAACATCATGAATAGTTACAGTCTGTGAACCCCCACCCCATGTTGCAGTATCAGCAAATGGGTCAAAGGTCCATCTACGAACTCTAATCCATTCTTTAGTTGGCCCAATATCCTGCCATGACATAGTAAGGATATTCTCTATGTTTAAATCTTGAAACTCATAAGTTGTTACGGCTGCATTGTAAATAAATGATGTTTGTTTAACCGCATAAATAGAAGAACCAACCGCTTCAATAGTATCATTGATAGCCTTTTTAATAACATAGCGCGGGAAAATAGGTGAGATAGTAACCTTTGCATCCGCAGCATGAGTGGCAGCATCTGTTCCAAGATACCCTCGACCATAAGGAGAAACTGTTGCTGTATTGCCAACACGGTCAAATGAATCAACCCACATTAGTTCTTCATCAATCTCAAGTATGCCCTTACCCACATTGCTGGTATCTCCAAGAGATAAAATTGTAGGTGCAGTACTTGGTGATGTTAGTGTGCTAACAGCAGTTCTAAGATAGGTAGAGCGGTCTTGCTGGTATGTATAACCAGACAGATTAATAAGTACTTCATCAATCATTTGTGTCAATGTTATTGTCATAGGTCTATGCTCCTTAGTGCAACAACTGCTGACAGTCCAGTAGTTCCCGCTAATTCGTTACAGATAGCGTTTAGCATTTTATAATCATTAGGCTGACGGCTAGCACTGGCTTTAATGTTTAGTGCTGCAATAATACCTAAGCCATTAGTGTCAGCATAGTTGTTTGCTGCACCTTGTTCCGACTGGTATGCATCTGGTGTTGGGTATGTTCCACCATTTGCAAGACGATTTAATTCGTCAGCAAATGTGCTACCTGCTACTCCTGTTGCCATTACTTACCCTTTCGTTTTGCTGCTGCATTATCTACAAGGTTTGGATATGGTCGTCCAGCCTTCTTGGCCATTGCTTTAGCCCTTGTTTTTTGGGCTGGTGTTAAAGGTGTTGACTTCTTCTTTGGATTCTTTTTATCCCAAAATGCTTTCTTCTTCACCACTTCACCTTATCCGCCCAGTAAGCCGCAGACATTTTGCCTTTGGCAATGTTCTTTGCATGACGTGCTTTGAATGATGCTTGACGCTTTGTAGGTTGTCTATCACCAGTCACACCCTGCTGACCAAAGCGAATAGTTTTAACCTTAGTACCTTCTTTAGCCACAACAACGTGTGACTTTTTTGGGTGGTTTGGTGTGCGCTTAGGCTTGTTAAAGCCTGACACTCCTGCTCGCTTTAGTCTAGGGTCTGCCATTTTTACTCTGTTCCTCTTCCGCCCTGCCAACCAGGAATCTTTGTAATGTCACCTTTATACTTAATTAGCAACTCTTCAAATTTTGTAAGTTTGCGTGGCTTAATACGTGTTTGAATATCTCTAACTTCTGCTGGAGTTTTCTTTTTAGGAGCCATTACTTCTTTTTGCCCATCTTCTTCATAGCCATCTTTTTTGCAGTCTTCTTCATAACCATTTTCTTAGCAGCCTTCTTGGCTGCCTTCTTACCTGCTGGTGTGTATGGGAACTCTTGATTTCCGACCATTGGCATTATATTTGTCCTATCTCTTTCATTACTGCTACGGTTGATTTGTTTACTTTATTTGCATCAGGCATTGTGTTCGAGTTATATGGTCTACCTAATACTTCGGAAGCCTTTTCGGCTTCACGAATTTTTTGCATTGATGTACCGCCAGGTTGTATACCCCGTGCTCTAGCCTCACTGTAAGCATTTAGTTCTTGGTTAAATGCTTTTTGTGGCCTTTGACGACGAGAGTCAGCATCACCCGTACCTAGTTCAAGGGTCATAACTTTGCACCCAAAACAACCTTCTACATATTCAGGATGTGTTTGTATTTGATGTAGGCTCATAGTTCTGTAAAGTTTGCTTCCGTTACTCCTACACCACCAGCAATAAGTGCTGCTTTAGTAGCATCATCTACTGTGTGGGCATAGCCACCACGATAGACAACTGGATACTCAGGTAAATCAGAATCAAGTGGATAACGAATCTGTTGGTACTGTCCATTAGTATTTAATACAATAGATATACCACGGTCTAACTTGTAAAACTCAAACAGTCTATGCATACCTGCAGGACCTTCTTCAACTGTTGGTGTTTTAAATAACCAGTTAGACATTCATCCTCCTTTAGTGGACTCACCATAAGGCTGGGTTGCCCCAGCCCTACAGTCAATTAACTACTAGTTAGCAGCGATTGATGAACCTGATGTGATTCGGAATAGTGCCTCATCACGGTAAACTGCAAAGCCGAGTACGCCGTACCAACCCATTGGGCGGAAACGCATCAACTTATCAGTTACGTTACCAATAACTACGTGTGGCTCTTCTGCTACGGCTTCCGCCATTGCCTGTGCACCACAAACGATTGTGTCAAAGACACGTGTTACTGGAGTAACAGTTACTGTTGCTCCTACTGTTACTGCTGCAGTGTTTGCTGTATCAACTGTAATAGTTGTTGTTGAGCCACTTGTTGCGATAGCAGTAATCTTTGCACCAGATGCGATACCTGTTGCAGCAATCTTGTCGCCAACTTCAGCGCGAGATGCGATAACAGATGATGCTGCAACACCAATAGTAAATCCTGCTGATGTTCCTGCTACTGTTGCTGTTGTTGTTGCCAATGCTGACTGGTCTGCACCTGTTTTAGCATTGAACAAACGTGATGACTCTACGAAGAACGCGCCTTCGTACTCACCGATTTCTCCAGCCCAAATCTTGCTTGCTTCTGAAGCAGACTGTGACTGTGGGTAGCGCCATCCTAGGTCGCCTGTTTCGGCACGAAGGTCGTGTGAAACTTCTGGGTGAATACCTGTCCAGTATGCATTTCCGCGACGGCCCTTAGCCTTGTTAGAACGCAACTTTGCTACAGCGCGACGAAGGTCTGCTGAATCAAGTGTATCTGCTGCATCGATTGTTGCAGTAGATGTTGCGTTACCTGCAAAAATGTTGTTTGTACCTGAGCGTAGAGTTGTCATTGCAACCTTGTCGATAGAATCTGCAAGGTTATATGCAATGATGTTAGCAATTGCTGGGTCTACATCTGCAAGTGAGAAGAGTTCCAATGCGCGAGTTACTAGAACTGCGTTACCGTACTCATTAAGTGTTACTGTGATAGAGGTTGGTGTTGTCAGTGCTACTGCATCTGGGTCAACAGTCTCTGTTAGTGTTCCTGTTACTGCATCAAGGTCAACGTACTTCTGTAGAACTACTGTTGAACCTGGAATTGATTGACGTGCGGGGCGCTTATCTGCGACAGAACGAATTAGGGGTTCTGAACGGAGAGCGAACTCGAGAAGGCGGTCATACGCCTTTTGTACGAGACCAGCGCCGCCTACTGTACCGCCGAACGAACCGCTCGAGGTATCTGTATATGCGTTTGCCATGTTTTTTAGTCTCCTTGACTATGAACGGATATTATTGTTGTGACTGAAGAAAAGCCATGAACTCTTCAGCGCTCTCAAAATTGCCATTTAGTCGAGCATTGATGTCATTTGCTTTATCTGGCGAAATACCTTGCTGCGTCACAATATCTTGCTGGCGTAGTGCCGCAAGATTAATGTCGTCATTGTTTGACTTTGGCTGATACCCAATTAAATCTCCATTATCAGATAGCCAAGTATTAATTGACTCTTCATTAACTTCGGAAATATCCTTTAGGATTAGCCGTGCTGCTTTAGTATTTACGCCCTTCTTTTCTAGGACTTCCTTAACGGTTGACTCACGCTGCGCCTTGGAAAATACCTCAAGTTGCTCTGTGAGTTCTTTAATACGTTTTTCATCCGAACGCTTTGCCTTCCGTAACTTCTTTACCAAGTCACTTCCGTCAGAGTTATCGATGTCTGTATCAAAGTCATCGTCTTCGTCATCCCAGTTGTTGTTGCTCATAGCAACCCACCCTTCTATTCGTTGTTAGTTCGCAGGCCACAGTTCAGTTCGGGGAAACTGGCTGGCTCCTACTATCGGTCTATTACGCTGCATGGGGCCGATAGGTCCATGTCAGGATTTTAGAATTGCCCTACTGCTGATGTAGTAAGGCTGGTCTTGTTGGTTCCACTTGAACCACCAAATGCTGCGATTTCTCGCTGAGTTAACTTCTGTCGCTTACGCTGAGCAGAGGCAAGTTGATTAAATACTTCTTGCTCTGCTTGTGCCTGGTCATAACCTTCAAGTGTATTACCGTAAATTTGAGATAATTTCTTAGCATCAGGCAAAATGTCTGCAATAGTTGCATAACCCTTTTGTGCTTCTGCTTGAGTAACACCCTGTGCAGCCAACTGCTCGGCAACCTGAACACCAGCATTAAGGCCCTGACGGGCTGCTGCAACACCAATCTCAGCAGCCTGAACTTGACGTTCAATTTTCTGGAACTGCTGGTTAGGGTCAAGCACGTAAGCCACAAGGTCATTCTGACCAATGTTATAAAAGTCTTTTAACTGTCTTGTAATTGCTGGGTCAGCATTTTGTACTCGCTGAACTGCAGTAACAATACGGTTAGATAATTCATTAGCAGAAATATCATTAGCAATAAACTGAGATACATAGTCATCAGTATCAAACTGCTTTAATCCATATGCTCGTAATGCTTGGCGATAAGAATCTTCCATACCAATGTATGTTCCAGCATCTAAAACTGATAATCCCTTTTTCAAACGCTCAGTATTTGCCTTAAAGCGTTGCTTATACTCTGGTGTTTCTTGTAGTTCAAAAGCAATAGTTGATTCTGTTGAACCATTAATTACTAACTCTCTAATCTTAGGAACTAAAGATTCCAAACCATACTTAGAAAAACGTGCAGTTAAACTAGTTAAAGCATTTTCCTTACGTTGTTTTTCTTCAAGTGCTTTTTGTTGTGCCAAAGCAGTTTCGGTAGTATTTGTACCAGTAATTTGCGTTGTTAACGCTGCTATTTGTTTTTGCAATGATTCAATTAAAGCAGTAGTTTCAGCATTTAAACCTGTCGGAACAGGAGTAGGGGTCGGTGTTGGTGTCGGGGTTGGCGTAGGTGTTGGGGTTGGAGTCGGCGTAGGAGTTGGTGTAGGAGTTGGTGTAGGGGTTACAGCAAACTTTTTTGCAATAACTTCTTTTGACGGCGCTGTAACTTTACCAGTTACCGCATCAAAGTAATCACTAAGTTGTCCACCATAAGTATCAACAAAAATCTGTGCTGTTGCTTTTGCATTATCATAAGCAGCAATTTGGTCTGGAGTTCTTTGTGCTGTTGATGTTCCAGGAACACCAGTTTTTAATCCAGTACCTTGCACAAGATTGCCTTGTGCATCATAAATATTTCCATACTCAGTTGTACGAGTTGTTGGAATAGGTTTGCCAATAGGGAATACTTCTTTGTACTCACCAACTCCACCCGCTTCAGTACGAACAAACTTAATCTCTGCACCAGCGGCTTTTCCTTCTTGTGTTAATTCAGGTTTAGGTTGTGCCTTATAAGCAGCAGTAATACGAGCATTGGCTTCTGTTGCGGTTTCACCTGGTAGGCGGTTATTTCGGTCTGTTGACTTTCCACCAGCAGCAACTACTGCTGCTGTTGCTGCAGCAATTTCTGCTTGAGTCATTCCCTTAACTGGCATTACATCATCACCTTCCAGTCCTTAAGAATACTCTCGCCGATTGCATTAAAACTATCTTGTGCGTTTTTAGTGTATAGATAATCATCTTGTGACTTCATAATCTTTTCTGCTTCCCACAAAGGAATAGGAACTGGTTGCTTAGTCTTTGGGTCTACATACTGAGTTAACTTCATAAAAGTTGGATTGCTCCACTGAACAGTATCTGGGTCTACACCATAAAGAGTTGCATAACTTTGCTTAAGGGCTGATGTTTGTGATGCTAAAGTTCTACCAGCCATAATGCCAGGAGCATAGGCTGCGTAAGCACTAGCAGACATGTTACGAATTTCTTGCTCAATGTCATCATCTGTTGTTTTACCAGAAAATAAATCTATTGACTTCTGGTCCCACCAAGACTTATTAAGCAATTGATTAACACCATAATCATCAGCATAAGTCTTAAGAGTATTAACCATACCAAGTGTTGTGCCACCAATAGTGCCTATTTTTCCAGAATTAAGAATCTTTATATCTAATTGATTTTCATCTAGTCCAGAATCAAAACCTTTTTCTGTTAATTCATTAAAGGTTGCATCGTCTAAATTAATACCTTTGCCGATAAGTCTTTTACGTTGGGTTAAACGATATGCATCTAGTTGTTGGTCATATTGACCACGTGCCGTAGCCTTTAAACCTTGACGAGTCTTTGCAGTATCTGTTAAATTTTTATAGTAATTAGTAGCAAAATACTTAAGTCTTGCTTCTGTATAGTCTTTCTTTAGGAATAAATCATAAACTTCTTTTAATTCTGGAAAGGCAGCAATAAGAGATTCAGTTAAACCAAAGGCTAAAGCCTCAGCCCTACCATCAACAGTTGTATCTGTTACTGTAGTAGGACGACCATTAGGATACTTAGCAGCAAAGTCAGATTGCATTTTTGTTTTAGCAGCACCAGATGGCATAGCATTAATTGTTTTTAATTCATTGTCATACTGTTGTTGCATCTCAGCAAGAGTAGCCATTTATTATCCCTCCAATCCTGCTAGGAAACTAATGAAATTAATACTTTGTGCTTGGTTATAATCCAATTTATTTTCCTTTGGAATTTCCTCACCAAGTTCGGCACGTACCTGTGATTCAGAAAATGGAACTGTTGAGGTTCTAGTTACTTCTTTGCTACCTTCTTTGATGGTAGTTAAAGTACCTTTTTTAATCTGTTCCATATAGCGGTCAGTCTTGGCTTTAATAATCTCTGGGTCTACCTCCTTTTGAAGTTCAGACATATAGACATCTCTAACAATTGCCTCAACTACATCACGGTCCATAAGGTTAATATCACGGACTGGTAGGTCTTTTTTACCACCATCACCACCAACAGCAGGTTTACCACTTAACCACTTATCAAATGTGGGAAACTTTGTTACTCCATCTACTGTATAAGAATCAACAACTTCTACAGTAAATTCATTAGCAGCAGATAACATACCGCTAATAAGTGATGTTTCGCTACGAGCATTGTAATCACGCTCTGATATGTAATCAAGGTCAAACAGTTGTTTGCGTAATGCCTCTTTTTTATTAGCATACATCTTGCGAATTGCACTAACAATTTGTGTTTTGTTAGCAAAAGAATAATTAACACCATCTGGATTAATAACCAAAAACTGTTGTAATGGTTGTCCATTATCCATAAGTTTATTAAGTATGCGAACTCTGCCGTATGGGTCAAAGTCTAAAAAGTACTTAGGGTTATCTCCGCCAAAGCGTTCTTCAAGAGAGTTCTTTTGGTCACGGGCGGGGTTTGGTCTATTAGCATTAGCCCTTTCCCTTGCTGCCTGTTGAGCACGGGCCTGGTCTGGTGAAGATGCAGCCATTATCTATTAACCTCCGTAGGACCTGCTGAAATTGCTTCTCGTGAATATGTATTAAGTAATGGTTTAAATATCAATCTATTTGCTTCAGCAACTGCTGGATTTGCTTTTGCAATCTTGTCAATAATTTCAACAATTTCTGCTTTTCTTTGTTCTTTAATTTCTGTATAGTCATACCGTGCAGCAAGTTGTGTATCTTCTCCTATTAAAACAAAGTCCGCTACTTCTTCAAGAATTAACTTCATAGCCTTACGGGTTTGCTTATCAACTGGAGTAGTGCTGCTATTAATAGCCTCATTAAGTGTCTTAAATTTTGTTTTTAATACACCACGGTCATTAACTGAACCTTCAATTTCTGCCTGCAAGAAAGGATTAGAATTTAATAACAGTTTCTTTTTCTGTGTGGCAGTAGCAATTAATTCTTTGCGTGATTCTGTAATACCAACTGTTTTTAATTGCTCTTCTAATTGCTTAGAAATATCAAAGTATAATTGCTTGTCTTCTGCAATCTGAAGTTTTAGTAAGTAATCTTCTAGTTCAGGTGACTTAATTAAACCTTCTGCTTGTATCCAGTTGTATACGCTTGGGTTATACTCGCCAACTTTTGGTGCAAAGATATAGGCAATTTCCTTGTATGAATCTACAAATGACTTGTTTTCTATAGCCCAGTTTTTAAGATTATCTGTTGTGTTAATAAATACCTTGTATTCTTTTTCGGTACGCTCAACGGTGTAAATAATCTTTCCTGGATTCTTTCCAACAAATGTAGCAACTGCTAAATCAAAAACGTTATTAACGTCATCACCAGCATTACGCATAATACCGTTGTAAATATCCCAGAACTCAGGCTTAAATCCAGTAATACCAACCTTCTTCATATAGTTAGGTAGGTCTTTACTTTCCTTAAATGTTGGCATACCTGGAGATACATAACCCAAAAGAGTACGAGCAATCATAATGTTGCTTGTAGCAATCTTTAGACCCTGGATGTACTCATACTTTTCATCTGCAGTTGCATTTGCACCAGGTGCATTTCCAAATGCTTGGAAGTAAGCCATAGCCTGATACATTGCTGTATTTTGTTGACGCTCCCAGTCTTCATTAAACTTCTGTAACACAGGAACTTTTCCAGATAAGGCTGCACCAAATGTGTCAAGCAACATTGGTGTAAATGCTTTAGTAAATGTCATCGAATCAGCAAAACTACCTAATCCAATTTGACCTAAAACATCTGAAGACTTTTCTGCATAAGGTTGCAAGGCATCAACTTGTTTTTTATCAATAATGCCAAGACCCTCAAGCGTTGGGGCAAAGTTACGAAGGATTCCACGACCAATAAGAACGCCAACTGCACCCATTGGACCAGACAATGCTGGCTGTCCAGCATCTGGAGAAAACGATGGGTTTGTTAATCGTAATTTAAGTGTTAACTCATTGTAGGTAGGAACCTTGAAGGAGTCATTTCCAGTAAGAACCCTAAGTACTGGCTCAACAGCAGAACTTAAAATAGCATCTGTTGGGAAGATAACAAACTTTTCACCGTTCTCATCTTCGTAAATATCTCCTGCTGCATCAAGCCCTGTGTTTAATAAACGCAAGCGATACAAAGAACGCAGTGGTGCCTTTGTGTACAGGCGATAAATACGGCGCTGGAAATCTTCTGTTGACCTATAGAAACGAGCAACAGAACGAGCAGACATAGCAAAGTTAGACTTAACTGCTGGGTTATCTACATACTCAATAAGTTTTTCACTTGAGTCTTTAAAAGCAATTTCAGTTGTTCGTTTTTCTGCTTGTAGCGCTGCCGCTTTTTTAGCATTTTCTACAGGCATACCACTATCTATTAGTTGCTTTTCAATTCTTGCTCGCAACATATTCTCATATGGCACTAGTTCATCCATACGATTACTAAAATAAATCCACAATGCTTTCTGACGAAACATTCCTGTGGTTGTTGCGTCCATTACTTCCATTGCATTGTTACCTAGTTTTGAAATTGCATAGCCAATACCAGTTCCTTCTTGAAAAATGTCCATATCAACATTTTCACCTGTACTGGTTAGGCGTGTATTAATATCTCCACTAACTGGATGGCGACCAAGGGTTGCTATTTCAAATTGCTGGTAAGTAATACTGCCAGCAGCATTAGACCAGGCTCCATCATCCATGCTCTTCTTAGATTTAATTCTAAACTGCTCAATTTCAGCATATTTAGTTTTAACTAAATCAAATAATTCATCATTAAATGTATTTGGACCACCATGAAAAGTATTTCTTAGGTCTATAAGCATGTTTTGAATGTGAATCTTAGCAATTTTTTCATCTGGTATACCCTGTTGACGATAGTAAACAGTAGTATTAAACATTGAAAGAAACTTTTCAGCAACGGTTGGGTTGCTTATAACAAAGTCTTCAACTTCATCAGAGTACCTAAATCCCATTTGTTCTAGTAATTCATCACGAGCACTTAAAAAGTTATCTTTAGTTCTTAATGCGTCGTTGCGGAAAAACACAGGCACTGGGTCAAGGACCACTGGGCCAACAACTCTTTTACTATTGTATGGAAAACGGGTACTCCAGTTATCAAAGTGTGTTTTAGCAATTTGAGTTTCTGACATTTGAGAAACTTGCTTTGCAGTGTATTTGTTTCCAGCAATTAAGCCAGCATCTTCATACATCTTAGTTAAATTACTAGGAGTAAACATTGAGTCTACAAAATCTACGTCAATTTTTCCAGAAATAGAAGCACGAGCACCCATTGAGTTAATCATTGACTCAAATACAACTGGGTTATGCTTCATTAACTTTCTGATATTTTTCCATTCAGAAGCAGAAACTGTATTTTGGTATATTTGCTGAGCACGGGAAACCATATTTTCACGAATCAATGCCATAGAAATTTCTGCCTCTGGCACATCATAGCCACGCTTAGCAGATTCTAGTTTTGCTAATTCTCTTACTGCTTCTATTCTAGTTTCTGGACTAATCTTTTTTGTTGGGTCCAACTTAGGCATTAACTTAAGATAAAGTCGAGTATATAAACCTTGAGATGCTCTAGAACCAGTAATAGTAGTTAAGGCTCTA